ACCGAGCTCGTGATCACCAGGAAGATGTCGTTCTCCAGGAGCTCCTGGCCGGCGAAGAGCGTCTGCGAGAAGCTCGGGAAGACGGGGCTCTGGAAATCGGGTGACAGCGGAGCCGGTGGAGATCCCTGGCCGATGTAGGCCAGCGAGAACTGCGCGACATCGTTGCCGCCGCCGACGAGCACCGTGGCCCGAATCCTGCCAGTCTGCGCGGTCGGACCTGGTGCGATGAACACCTCGCCCGATCCCACTGAGGCAGGGAACGGCGACGCACCTGGTGCGCCCTGGCGGATCTCTGCGCCGGTGTCGATCAGCTGAGGGAAGCCGCCCACGAAGCCGCGGATCGCTCTGATGAGCCCCTTGTAGCCGAAGGCGCGCTGGTCGAGTCGGTGGCTCATTGGAGTGCGCTCTGCACGGCTCGCTTGTTGACCTGGATGGCGTTGATTAAATCACGCCCTCCGGTCGGCGTCGCGAGCGCACCAGTGAACGCCCTCGGGTCGATGATCACGTTGTTGTTGATGGTGGGCATCATTGACTCCATTGCGTTGTTGCTGGTGATGCTGCCGGCTGTCCGCGGCGTGAAGATCTCCGGACCACGCTCGCCGACGACAGTCGGAGCACCACGAGACACTGGGCCGCCGGCCTGGCTCTGGCTGAGCGTTCCAAGTGCGACGCCGGCGAACTGACCGATCGGCCCGCCCAGGTTCGACAGAAAACTGAACGCCTGCTTCAGCAGCGCGTTCGCCAGGACCTCGGCGGCGATCTTTTTCAGCGTGTCGGCGAAGTTCGACAGCAGGCCCGCCAGGCTCGAATCGAACGGATCGAAGAGGAACTCGGCGAAGGCCGTCTGGATGTTCCTGGCCGCCTGGATCGCGAACTCGTTCATGACGTCGGTGTTGTCCTTGAACTTCTCGGTCAGGTTCTTCTGCGCCTCATCGAAGGCGTCCTGGTCGATGATGCCGGCCTGAAGCAGATCTCGGTATACCTGCATGGCCTCGTTCAGCTGCATCTGCGCAGTCATCGCCTCGAAGGTCGCCTCCTGCCCGAGTTCGAGCGCCTGGATGAACTCGTCGATCGTGGCGTCTGGTCGGACTTCTGAGAAGGCCGCCAGCTGCTGCTGGAACTCTCCCACACTGAGCCCGAGCTCATCGAGGAACTCAAGCGTTGACACGTCCGCGCCCTCGCCGAGCGCATTGGTGAACGCATCGCCGAACTCGCCGATCGCGATGTTCGACTTGACCAGGGTGTCGAGCAGCTGGGAGATGCCGCGGTTGAAGTTGTCCAGCGGCAGCCCGTCCTTGATCGCGGACTGGAGCTCGTTGAATCCAGCCGTGAAGATCTGGAGCGGCGTGCTGGTCTTCGTGATCAGGGCCTGGAGCTCCTTCCCGATCGCGGCGACTGTGTCCGGCAGGCCGCCGAGCTCCCCGAGGAGGCTCTCCAGGTTCGCGGCGAATAGCTCGCGCACCTCTAACTCTTTTTTACGGGCCAGGTCGAGGTTCGCGAGACGGTCGTCGAAGATCCCCTGGATCTGGTCATTCGCTCGCTGGTCGACACCGGCCAGTTGATTCTCCAGGGCCGTCCGCTGCCTGATCAACGTCTCGGTGTCGGCGAACTTGATCTCGCCGATCAAGAAGCCCGCACCGCCAGGCAGCGCGAACTTGATGATGTTGAGGAAGTCATCGATGAACGGCGAGATCTCGGCCAGCGTGCCCTTCACCGTATTGACGAAGATCTTGATCCGGAGCGCGGCCTTCTCGAAGAACGCCAGCGTCGACACGACCGTCGCCTGAATCACCGCGATGAGCGTGGTCGGCAGATTCCTCAATCCGTCGATGATCAGGCCGACGTCGTCGGCCGTCTGAGTGAACTCGCCACTCAAGCCTGGGAGCAGGCCGGTCATCCGGAGGAGCTCGATGATGCCCGTCCTGATCGTCTGGGCCAGGATCTGGAACTGGGCCGCGAAGCCGGCGAGGAACGGCAGGAGGTTCGTGCCGATCTGCTTGCCGACCTCCTGGAGGGTCTCCGCGAACGACGTGCTCGCGCCAGTCAGCAGGTTGAACTGACCGACCGCCAGCGTCGCGCCGGTTCGGATCGCCTCGAAGCCCTGGCCGATCGTCGGCGCGGTCTTCTGGAAGAGCTCGTCGAGGTCCTTGGTGCCTTTGAGGAACGCGCGGAAGAACTCGGCCGACGTCAGCTTCCCCTCCACCACTCGCTGCCGGAGCTCGGTCAGGCTGACCCCAGTGTCGTCCAGGTTCGCCGCCACCGCGATCAGGATCGGCCGCGCGCCTTCGATCAAGCTGTTGAACTCTTCCGCCCGCACGATCGAGCCGCCGATCGCCTGGCTCAGCTGGAGCAGTGCGCCGCGGGCTTCGCCGGCGGATGTGCCCTGGATCGCGAGCGCCTTACCGACGCCCTCGGTGAATTGAAGGAGCTCCTGCTGCGTCGCCCCGAGCGCATCGGCCGCCAGGGCCGCGCGGCCGTACAGGATGCCCAGGCTCTCGACCGGCGCGCGTGTACGGAAGGCTATGTCAAACACCGCCCCAGTGACCGCCTGGAGCTCCTCCTGGGTGTCGGTGGCGATGCGGATGGAGTTCGTCAGGCGCGTGAACGAGTCGGACAGCTGGATGATCTCACGGCCGGCGAAGGCCACCGCGGCCGCGACGAAGAGCTTGCCGACACGGCTGATCGACTGGCCGAATTTATCGACAGAAGCGCCGGTGCGCTTCAGTTGCCGCTGGGTCTGCTTGGTGTTCCGCTGGATCTTGTCCAGCTGATTGTTGAACTGGTCACCGCCACGCTTCGCGCGCGAGGCGTCGATCCCTAATCGTAGGTCAGCCATTGCGACGACGTCCTATTTCGTGCTTTTAGCCCTTTGTGCCATCCGCTCCAGATAGACACCGTCGAGATATTGCACGGCCTCGATCAGATCGTCCACTTCATCGAGGCGCAGCTGGTACATATTCACCAGCGCCTGGATGTCGTGCAGTGCGATCGGCTGCGGGAATCCTTGCCCCCACTGCCGAGAGCCATCGAGCATCGAGTAGCAGTTCCAGGTGAACGCGAGATGGATCGGAACCACCGGCCGGCTATCTAGCGCAGCGACCTCGCGACCTCGCTCCTGTTCGCGCTCCAGTGCTTTGATCTGCGGCCCCCACTCGATCATCCAGTCGAGGACCTCCTTCAGTTTTTTGCGTCTTCCTCCTGGGTCTCGATCTGGAAGTTCGAGATGTCATCGGCTATCTGGCTGACCAGGTTGCGGAAGTCGCGCGAATCCGTGAGGAACTCCAGCGCCTTCGACTTCGAGAACTTGACCGCCTTGCCGCCATCGGTGAGCCCCTTCCAGTCGAGGATCACGACGTCAGCCATCACCTCGATGAGCACCTTCTCCTGGAGCTCCAGGCTGCGATCGAAGCGCCGACCGTGAGGCTTGCGCTTCGTCGCGATCGCCCGATTGAAGCTGGCGTTGAACATGCGCGTGACCTTGATCTCAAGATCATCGCCACAGTCTACCCAGACGCCCTCGTTCTCCTTCTCGGCCTCAGCTTTGAAGTCTTTAATGTCCATGATGGTCCAGTCTCCTCATGGTGGTTTGTGTTCAATCTACGCCTGGTCAGCTGTTCCTGGGAGCAGTTCCGAGCGAGTGTTCGCGAAACGGTTGACGCCCATCGCGAAGCCGAAGGTCGGATCGCGTCGAACGGTGTACTCGAAGCTGGCCAGCACGTCGGTGTTGTTGCCGCCGGCGATGACCTCGCCAGATGTCAGCTTGAAGTTCGGGAAGAAGTAGAGGTACGTGTTGCCGTTGAGATCGGTCGCCGTGAAGCTCAGCCGCACGTTCGTGAAGTTCCTGAACTGGTTGTACAGCAGCAGGTTCTCGAAGTAGCTGACCAGCGTGCCGGTGACGGCCACCTGGCCGGCCCCGATGTCGAAGTTCTCCAGCTGGCCGATACACGGCAGAGCTCGCAGCTGGTTGTCCAGGCTGAAGGAGATCTCCGTGAAGCAGAGCGTGGCCGACTGGTCGACGCCATTGATCAGCACGTTGTCGATGTTGTCGACGGCGTTGAAGACGTCGTTCGTCGCGATCAGCGACTCGACGGTCGGGCTGCTACTGAAGATCGACGCCTGCGCGGTCACCACGGTCTCGCCCTGGAAGCCGAAGTTGCCGGTCAGGATCGCACCAGGTGCGATCGTCTCGGCCCACACGCCGACCCGCATACCGCTGAAGGCGAAGAACTGCGCAACGTCGCGGAACTCCTTCTCGATTAGGAAGCTCTTGAAGATGATCCCGTTGCGGATGCCGGACGATCGCACTCGGAACGCGCCCGAGGTCGACACCGGCGGCGACGGTTGCACCGTCAGGTTGCCGATCGCTGGCTTCGCTGTCACCAGGTAGAAGCCGTCGACGTCTGGCGATCCAGATCCGGACAGCTGGACGAAACTACCGACACGCACCGGCGCGAAGAAGTCCGGCGAGGCCGAAGGGATCGAGATGGTGCCGGTCGAGGCAGACAGCGGCGAGGTGATGTTCGCGGTGACGGTGACCGTGGCGTTGTCGCCAGGCGAGGTGCCCTCGTTCACGTCGACCGCTGCTTCCCAGTTGTCGAACATCGCGCCCTCGATCAGCGGATCGTGAGATCCGAACGAGCTCTCGATGTTCACATCGCCGGCACTCTCGGCCGACACTCGGACGATGTCGGAGATGTTTCGGTCGTCGCGGATCTCTTCCGATACGGCCGTCTCCTGGTTGAAATTTAAGCTCTCGGAAGTGAATCGAAACTCACGCCCCGCGCGGTTCGGAGATACTAACGTGGGGTCTTCACCCCAGATATCCTCGTCGCGAAAGGAGAGCTTGGTTTGTGAGGCGTCGCTCATAGCGTGTTCTCCTTAAACCGTTCGCAGTTCATCTGCATCGAAGTCCGTGTCCACTCGCCAGCGATGCCAGGCCCCCTCGGCCTGCTCATTTATTGGCGGTGACGTGCCCCGAAGTCTAACGCCTCCAGTCAGAGTTCGCCCTTCGAGAATGCTCCGGATTGAATCCGCAAACGTGAACGCATCACCGGAGCCAGTCCCAGCGACCAGCCAGAACTGTGAGCGCACGATACCAAAACGGCGGAAGCGTCGACAGAAGCCGAACTCCACCTGCTCAGTTGATGCGCCCAAAATCGTAACCCGCAGCCAGTCGGCGTTGTCCGGAGGCGTGAACTTCTCGCCGGCGAACGTGAGCGGGATCGTCGGCTGGAGTGCTGCCCAGCCGGTGGTCGGATCGAGTAGCACCGCGCGGATGCTCGTGTTGATGACGGTGTTGCTGGCCCCGCTCATGCGACTGACCTCTGGAC